GTTTCTGAACCGCATAAAATTTAAAACCATATGAAAAAGACTATCTTATTATTCCTGGTGATTGTCGGGCTATGCTCTTTTAATGCACCCTTAAACCCTGATGACAATTGCGGTAATTGGCAGCAATCCGAAGATGGTAAGTGGTGCAGACTTTGTTTCACATCTATGGGTGGATGGTGGAAAGAGTGTAGAGCGTGCCCTTATTGTTTGCCTGAATAGAAGACCTAAAGACTACGAGGTGTGAGGAAAGGGTTAGACTAATACTCACAGGGTATTGTTGCAGGTTCGAATCCCGCCGCCTCTAGTCTTTTTAAAACAAACTATTATGAAGACAAAAAGTGAAGTACTAAGCGATATGGGTATCCATTTTGAGTTATCCAGTTACGAAGAAATATCAGAAAATGATGTGCATAATGCTATGCGAATATGGGCCGATCAGCAGCTAGAGGAGTATAAGAAGAAGCTGAAGGAAGCGATTGAGGAAAAGCAAATGGTTCACTGGTCGTCTCAGGCTTACAACGGAATGCAAGTAGCTAAGGACTTAATTGACACCGTAAACTAACAACAGTATGAGCGACAAGACAGGGAAGTTTAAAAAAGGTGACAAAGTTGTTCCTATAAGGAATACGAATCTAGGGCCATACCTTATTGTGGTAAATAGCGATTTGACAATTTCTGGATGGAAGTACCAATGCGGATTTCCAACGTCAAAAGGCGTACTTCATAAAACAAGGCATCATAGATTCATTCTTGAGGAAAATCTAATTGTGTATAACCCATGACTACCCCCATATTAACTAACAAGGAAGGTGAGCTGTATGCATGGCAGAAGCCGGAAGAGCCATCGATAGCAAAAACAGATTCATACGCAAGCAAAATCGAATGGGGCCAATACTACGAAGATTTAAGAAGCGCCAAGGCTGAAGCGGTTAAGGTTGTGAACCCGGAGACTTTCTTTTATAAAGCAATTGGAGGGTGGCAGTTAAATGAATTTTCAGAATCATGCATCGATCCCGGCGAAGATCTACCACTACCTTCAGGGCTTGGAGTGGAGATTCTTGAATCACTTCCTCCCAAAGCTAAAATTGTTAAAGTTGAACCTATCAAAGAAGAGTCACAGGAGGTAAGCAAATTTACATGGAGTAAGATAGGCTCCCATCACTGGTCAGCGACATTACTTTCATACATCATGAGGGTTGGTGAATATTTAGAGAGTCACGAAAAGGAAGGTAATGCAAATCGTGAACATTACGCTTCATGGGGTGAAGCTATCCGCGAACGCGCCAAAGAAATTAATAATTATATTCAATCATTGCCAGATAAAGAATAACCCGTCGATAGTATGGAAGACAATTTCCCTTATAAACAGAAAATTGATGAGGCTGTAAATCAACTTTTGAGAGAAGAAAACGCCTCCCTGCGAGAACAGGTAAATGACTTACAGAATCAAATTTTTATTCTTCAAGATGCTTGTAATAATCACGCGAGTACATTTACTAAAGTAAATGGCCTACGTCAGGAAGGGTTAAAAGAGATAGAGTCCCTTCGCGCAGAACTGGATTCCTTTAAGAACAGCCTCCATAACCGCATTATGGTTCGTTGGGAAGAGGAATATGGGTCAATCCACAAAGATATCAGCATGGATGCTTATACCTGTTCTGGATTTGTTAGAGCAGCCTTATTACCCTCACCCCCTAAAGCCAATTGAGCATGACAGAACAAGATCGCAAGAAGTACGAAGAGGCATCTAAAAAATACCTTAAAACTTTATCTGGCATAAGTTATAGAAGTGCCTATGAATTTGGTATACACACAAGAACATCTTTTACACAGGGCTGTTCGTTCGCCCACTCCCTCCTAGAAGAAAGGATTAAGGAAGGATACAATAAGGCTCTGGATGATGCTGAAAGACTCTTGTATCATGACACCAGAAGAGATTATTGGGATGGAGATGATTTGCTTGAAGAAATCAAAAAGCTAAGGAAATGAAAACCAAGGAAGATATTCTGCAAGAATTATGTGAAAAAGTAACAGGCAAAACTCAAGATTATAGCCAATCATGGTTATTAGAGGCCATGGAACAGTACGCCCAACAACAACTCAATGAAGAGAGGAACAGGACTATTGAGGAGGCGATTAACATTGTAAATGGCACTGATGGAATTCATTGGCTAAAATCTAAATTGATAATCGAGGAGCTTAAAAAACTGAAGCGATGATGACAGATAAACCATTAAAAGAACACTACGAAGTAGATTCTGACGTAGGAATCATGGTTCGTACATTCGATTACATAGCAGATCTTGAGAAATACTGTAATTCAGTTGAGCGCGATTTACTTAGTAAAATAGCCTCAATTCAGATGCTTGAAAACAATTTCAAGGAATACATGACTTCTTTCGAGTCTCATCGAGATGAACTTCATACTAAGATTGCCTCCCTAGAATCCCAGCTAGCGGAGAAGGAAGGTCAAATTAAAATACATAAGGACGCAATGCTGGGACAGGAACGATATTTGATTAGGAGGGAACGCGAACTATCAGAGGCTAAGAAGGAGGCCAGCATAGAAGCTAAACTTGCAGCTCGTAGAGAATCGGAACTAGAAAAGAAGAATTATGAACTCCGAGAGGCTTTGAAGGAATTATTTCCACATGCATCTAACTCTGGACACGGCATACCTGAATAATTAGAAGACAAATGCCGTAAACTAATAGGCGAATGATAGGTTCCGCATTAAACTAATTTCTTAGTTCAGTTTGCAATTACGAAGACTTTCGTTTAACTTCGATGCGTTCAAATTACCATTTTTATGGCCGATTCAAAGCAATTAACAGGGAAGCAAAAGAAGTTTTGCGAAGAGTATATTTTCGATTTCAATGCCTCACGGGCCGCTAGAGTAGCTGGTTACAGTGAAGAGACGGCCGGTGAAATGGGTTACGAAAACCTCAATAAACCTCAAATTAAGGCTTATATCGATGAATTACAGTCAGACCTATCTAAAACATCTGGCATAAGCCGTTTAAAGGTCCTTAGAGAGCTAGAAAAAATAGCTTTTAGTAGCATAGCCCACCTACACGAAACATGGGTTACACGCAAGGAATTCGAGAAATTAACGGATGATCAAAAAGATTCCATTGCTGAAATACAGACCCAAACACGGGTTGAAATGAAGTATAATCCGGAATCAGAGGAGCAAGAACCCGTTCAGGTAGATTTCGTTAAGATCAAGTTTTACGACAAGCATAAGGCATTAGAATCAATCAATAAGATGCTTGGATTTGATGCAGCTAAAAAGATCGAGCATGTAGGAGAAATTGTGAAGGGCTTCCAAATCATTCCAGCTAGTGATAAAGGATCTGTTCGTAAATGACATTTACCTTCCATTAATCAACTGCTACTCCCGTTTCCTTGTTCTTTACGGCGGGGGAGGATCTGGAAAGTCTGTTTTCGCCGCTCAAAAAGTGATTTTAAGGACTGTTTCAGAGAAAGGGCATAAGTTCCTTTGCCTTCGAAAGGTAGCTGACACAATCAAGGAAAGCATATTCGCGGAACTTGATTCAACCATTGAAGAGTTCGGATTGAAAGAAGAATTTCAAGTAAATAAAACTGACCGCTCATTTCTGCATATTCCAACTGGTAACCGAATACTATGTAAGGGCCTAGACGAACCAGGTAAGATAAAATCTATCAAAGGTATAACTGGCATGTGGCTTGAAGAGGCTACAGACTTCGATGAACTTGATTTAGATCAGCTTGATATCAGGATACGCGGGGAGAAAGAAAATTACATTCAGTACATCCTTTCATTCAATCCAATCGACGAAACGCACTGGTTGAAGAAGAGATTTTTTGATAAAAAGGACGAAAACGCGACTGTTTGCCACTCCACTTACCTACACAATCACTTCCTCTCCGCGGAGGATAAATCACGTCTTGAGGCTTTAAAGGAAAGAAACGAGCTATTTTATAACGTTTATTGCCTCGGCAAATGGGGGATAGTTGTTAAGACAGATAAATTCATGTACGCTTTCGCTAGTGAAAAGCATGTTATTGAATCGTACACACCGAATCGACATATACCAATCATTGTAAGCTTCGACTTTAACGTTGCCCCAATGACATGCGTGATCGCTCAACAAATCGGCAATCAGGTAGTTATTTTCGATGAAATGAAGCTTGAAAACGGCAGTACGGAAGAGCTTTCGGAGATGGTAAAGTCAAAATACGTCAAGTGGATGTATAGTGTAATAGTAACGGGGGATGCCACGGGTAAAAATAGGGAAAAGGCCACGCGTGGTAACATCAATCAGTATATGGTGATTCAGGAGGTTCTAAGCCTTTCTGAACGAGATATACAAGTCCCCTCGAAAAATTCTGCATTAGGTGATTCTCGAGTTCTTTGTAATTCAGTGCTTCAGCACTCTGAAATGTACATAACCAGAAATTGTGAACAAACTATTCAGGATGTAATCTATGCGGCGATCAAAATAAATCCAATGACCAAAAAGCTTGATGTAGTTAAAACAGAGCAAGAGGGTAGACATTTTTTCGATAATTTCAGGTATGTCATACATTTATGCTACCCCGACTTCATCAAGAAGCCTGAAAAATATCGCAGGTAATTTGTTTTTACGTTTGTTGTGGCTACATTCGTGTACACAATGGCGACAGCGAGGAATAAAATCGTAAAGGTTAGGTTTAGAAAAGATGAGCATAAGTGCCTGTGGGATAAAGCGCTCAAAGTAAATCAAACTATGTCGGAATACATCAGAAGTTTAGTTTTGAACGACTGTAAAAAATGACAGTAAACGTAATTGGATGTGGATCAACAGCAGAAGGATGGCAAAACACGCCCTGCGATTTATCGATCGGGTGTAACGATGTGCGCCGGTTCGGGTACGAAGTAGATTGGTTGGTAGTGGTTAACAGATTCTTCTCGCCCGAACGCGACGCCATCATTAGGCAAAGTAAGGCTGAAAGGTTTCTAACAAATAGTTCAGCTTATTGGCCGAAGTTCTTTTCTAAAGCGGAAGTATTAAGGCTACAACCTTACGGGAAACATCTTAAAAAAGGCCATGTTTACAGTTCGAAGACTTCGCCCTTCATTGCTTTGTCACTTGCT